TCAGATCATATGGCGACATGCAACGCTCGCAAAGACGATTCAAAAACGAAACGACAGCGCGCTGGCGCTCGGCCTGTTTCGACCGGTTTGGGCGCGATCGAGCGTCAGCCGTTGCCGATGTTGGTGATGATGCCGATGCCGAATGAGGCGTATATGGCCAAGACCTCTTCAGTGTAGACGCCAAACTCGCGGCGACGAGTGCGGACCGGCCAATCGACGCGATAATAGTCGCGACGCGTCAGGACCTCGGCGACATTGGGGGTCTCGTTCGATTGATACCAAGCCGGCAGTCGCTCGCAGTACGCCAGGATTGTGCCGGGCGGCAGGTCCGGATGCACCGGCATTGGGATTTCGACGCCGGTGAACGGGTTGTAATACCAGCGTACAACGCCGGAGGCAGTGAACTCGTCAGGCGCCGACTGAGAGGCGTCGACGTTATAGCGAACGAGCGGCCCCGACGCGTTTGTCAGGCACTTCGATGTGATGTTCTTCTGCTCCTGCGCATTGACGTAGATCACCGTGGGCGACAGCCGATAGGCATTCCACATCTGCATCAGCATATTGTCGATCTCGACGATCGAGCCCCGGCCTGAGGGAGTAAGGAATGTGCCGGTTCCTGCCGTGCCGGGCGGTAAAGTCTGCACGTAGGAAGCCGTTGCAGGATTGAAGCCGTCCGTCAGCAATCCGTCGAAGGCAAGCGTCTGGTTACGGGAACTGTCCGCGGTGATGACGCTCGCCGCCTGCTGGCCGGTGGTGAGCGCCGCGCCGAAGGTGGCGCTGTTGATTGTGGTGATCGCCTGCAGCGTCTCGTTGCCGGCGCCGAGGCCCACAAACCATGCATAGGCAACGGTCCCGGGCGGGATCGCGCCGAGCGTGGCAAACAGCGTCTGGCCGGCCGAGACCGCTTGCGTCGCATTGGCGCTGCGCATCGAGGAGCCGCCGTTTAGCGTATAGCTATTGCCATCGTTGCCGGTGATCGTCTTGGTTGTCGCGACACCGCCGGAAAGGCTCGAGTTGCGATAGCCTTCAAAGGTCAAGGCGACGACGATGACCGAATAGGTCCCCGCCGGTAAGCTTCCGCCGGTTCCAGAAGCGGAAAGGGTCGGAGCCCCGGGTGTGCCGAGCGCAAGGGAAGTATTGCCGCCGAGCAGAGCGGCTTCCTCCTTCCGCATCGTTTTCTGCAGGATGCGCAAAGTGGCCGTGGCGTTGACGTCTTCGAAGCCCTGAGCCGCTGCCTCGGCTTCGAAGGTGACCGTGTCTTCTTCCCCAAGCGTCACGTACGGAGCGGTGTTGAGGACAGCCTGATAACTCATGCTCGCCGAACGTTGGCCTTCCGGCACCCATCCTATTGCGTCAAAGCCGGAGCCAGTGATTGACGTGATCGAGCGCCAGCGGGCTGCGTCGCCGGGGTTGAGTCGCGCGACACGAGGCAGCGAATTTCGGAGCGGCGTAATCGTCGGGTAGAGGTTCTTCGCCGGAGCTTGCAGATCGTAAGCCGTGAGGCCGGTCTGGATCGTGACGTTCTTGGCGAGTGATTCCTTCATCAGACCCAGCGTCTCCTGGGTCGTCAGCGCGATGTTCATGGGATCAGTCCTTTGGCGCGGATAGGGGTTAACGGCGAAATAAGGGATGGGGTGGACCGAGCGCGACTGCGCTCTATCGATAGGGCTAATGCGGGAGACCTGGATCCTCAGCCTTTCGACGTGGGTCGATCATGCGGATCATCGCTAGGCGATGCCGCGGCGAAGGACGCTGGCCCCGACAGAGGACCTGCGCGGCTTTGGCCTGAACGTGTGGTACTGGACTGCTAGGATTGACGCGCTCAACTTTACCCGCAGCTTAAGCGGGGGATCTCTTCACTCGGGTAAGGGCTAAGACTTCTTCTTGAAGTAGGGCAGGAGCGCGTTTTCGATCGCCAGAATGTCGACTCCCGCAGCAATCGCGTTGGTCGGCGCGCCAGCCGCGCAGATCGTTTGCGCTTCTGCGTAGGCGTACTTCGCGTCATCGTTCATCGTCGCGGAGACAGGACCAAGCGCGGGCAGCGCGTTGCAGACGTTATTGTAGGCGCCGGTGATGGCCGCCGATGCGGCAGGTGTAAGTTGTCCGGTCGAAGTGCACCCTGCGAGCAAGCCGCAGGCAGCTACAAGAGCCAGGGTCGGCTTGATGGGTGTCATCGAAATTTCCTTTGTGAGCGGCGGGATCCGAGACGAGGGTCACATCAAGAGTCCGCTTTGCGCGGACGTCAGAAATCTGCGGCGGTCGAAGCTTCGAGCAGCCGACCGATCGCCGCCGTGAGCGAGGCGATGGTGCGCTGAGCCTCGACCGCCGCCTCGCTGGACGCCGCGGCGTCAGCGATTCCCTCGGCAGCGACCGGGAGGAAAGTCGCGGCTCGGCGGGGTTCGAAGTAGACGACTGATTGTTGGCTAGGTCGGCGTGGCCATTCAGAAGCGTGGCGGGGCGGGATTGGCCAGGCTGAGCTTCGTGAGCGCGAGTGCGCGCTCATTGGCTGGCAGAGAAGCCAAGCGCCGGACCGCGTCGTCTGCGCTGACCAGGCCCTCGTCGGCGCCGTCGGATGTCTTGGTTGTCGAACGTAATACCGCCTTGGCCGGCAGCGGCTGGGCTTCGAGCGCGGCGATGCGCTTTTTCATCTCGGCGAGCGCAGGCATGAGATCGTCGAGCGCCTTTCGAAGGCGGGTGTTTTCAGCCGTCGCGCGGTCGAGCTTCAATGCGGCGTAGGTAAGGGCTTTAGCCAGCGCGTCCGGCGCCCGTGCCCCACCGAACGGGTCGGAGAGACCGGCAGCCTTATCGGCCGTCTCCGTCCAGTCGTCTGGCAACGCGCTCTCAGCGCCGATCGCCTTGGCTCGCGCAATGATGTGCGCCTTGACGTCCGCTTTCTTGCCGCTTCGATAGTAGTCCCTCACGGCGTTCACGACGTCTTTGGCGGACCGGATGGGATAGGAGCCGTCCGCCATGGCGACGCCTTGTTCGGCGTCCTTCTGACGCTCCCCGGCCGAGAAGTCGCTCTTGTCGGCCTCGCAATCGTCGTCCGCATCGACGTTCTCATCGACAGCCGTGTCGATCGCCTGAGCGCGCGACGCAAAGCCGCGCTTTTCGACCACCCCGTCCTTGACCACGTCGAACGTTGCGTCAGGCACGCAGGGCAGATCGACGAGCGAAATTTCGTGCGGTTCGGCGGTGTAGCGGGTGAGGCCGGTGTCGGAGTCCGCCCACCGTTTCACATAGCGTCCGCCCTGGCTGAAGCCGGTGTAAACTCCCTCCTGAACCTTGCGCCATTCGTCGTCGTCGACGATTTTGGCGCAGACCGTGATCCGCTTTGCGTCATCGTCAAAGGCGATGTCGGTCAGCTTGCCGGCGGCGATGGAACCGTGCATGGCGCGAACGGCGCCGAGCGATTTGCCGCCGCTTGCCGCCGCGGCTTCCGCGGACCATTTCTCGAAATAGGGTTTGCTCGAGGCGTAGTCGAAAATCTCGCCCGAGCGATCGGGCGCCTCCGCCGTCGCGACGCCAGTGACAAGGCGCCGGTCGAGGTCGACCTTGGCGAGCGGCAGGAACAGGTCGAGAGCGGACATGCAGGCTCCGGGTGAAGCAAGCGAATGGCGCCCCGGCGGGCGGGGCGGTCGAGGAAGGAAATGTTTGAAGGAGGTTGGAAAAGGCAGGGGCCTCATCGCCGCCGCCACTTCTCCCACTATAGCTAACTATGCCATGACCGGCGTAAGCGGTCAAGAAAATGTTCTCTTTTTGTTCTAACGCCCAGAATTGCTGAGGTCGGCGGCCCTACGAAGCGTTCCTTCGTCCGCGGGCGGCAGAGCGACTTCGAAGGCGTGCGACGGCGCTTGACCCGCGACTGGCTCCAGCCCCAGGTCTGCGCGCGCCTCCTCGCGCGTCTTGATGCCGGCGCCGACCAGGATCTGCAGCGTCTGCGCCTGCTCGAGCGGATCAACCGCGTCGTCGCCGACCCAGACGAATTCGAGATCCGGCTCGTTCATGCACGTCTGGATCACATGGTCGAGCGCGTTCTTCACCCATGCCTTGAGCGGCACCAGCCCCTCCTGCGTCGCCTGCTGGCGCAACGTCTCGCCGGTCGCCCGGTTGACCTGCGACACAAGAGGCGAAACGGGAACCGAGAAGGCGTAACAGATGATGCGCGCCAGCCACTCGTCGTACTGGTCCTTGAGCGGCGGCTGGCGGGCTTCGATCAGCTTGAAGTCGGCCGGCATGAACTTGGTCTGGCGCCGCCGCGCCAAATTGCCGCTCATGAGCGCGTCGAAATAATCCTGGAACGAGCGGATCTGGTCGGCCGTCCATTCCTTCGGCAGGGTGGCGAATGCGTCCGGCGACGAGCCTGCTCGGTAATAGTCAAGCGTTGAGGCGTCGCGCCTGAGCGCGATATTGACGGTGAGCGCGATTTGCTCGACCGGGCTCATGCCGTAGAGCCGATGGGCGCGCACGTTGCGGGGCAGATAGATGAGCTCCTCGGCCGAGAAGTCGGCGGCCGGCACGCCTTTGAGGATCTGCTGATAGGCCGGTTCGGGCGGCTCGGGCGACCGCCCATCCTCGCCGATCAAGGGTTTGATCGTCGCCCCGTCGATGACGTCGAGCGAATAAAGCGCGCCGCCCCGGTTGTAGCGTGGATAGACGGTCGCCGCATCGATGACCAGCATGTCCTCAAGCAGCATCCGCAGCCAGTCGGCAAACGAGTGTCGGCGGTCGGGGCGCGCAAGGAAACCCTCGACCGCCTTGATTCGGCGCGACGTATCGGGCGGGTTGGCGCGCGAGCGAGGGCGCACCGCGTAGTCCTGCGCGGCGACCTGATCCTTTCGGGTCTCGATGACTGCGCGGAGGAGCGGCAAAGCGTCGGCGAGCCCGCGCAATTCGCCGAACGAAACGCCGTCGTCGGCGCGCGGGATATAGTTGAGGTTGGCGCCGAACGGATAGTCCCATTGGCGTCCCTTGACCTCGGCCGGCGCCATCGGCGCGAGCGGCTGCAGCGGTCCGAACCAGGTGTCCGGCGACACGCCAGTGATCACATAGCGCGCCGCGTCGGCGAGGCGGGCGAAAACGCTTGGGGGCAGGGGCCGTCTGAGGGCGTCCGAATGGGATCGGTTCCTTGGCGAAATGAGGTGATGGGG